TGTTAAACACCAAGGTGCTGCAATGGTTACCACTAAAGCATCAGGTGTATTTAGAGAAAATGATAACCTAGCTAGAAAAGAATTTTTTGATAGTTTAAAAATTAATAACGGAGGACACAATATATAAGATATGGCATTAACAGTACACAATAGAACAATTTTAAGTTGGGGAGATATTAATGATTTAGTAGATGAATTATGTAAAAAAATCCCCTTAAATTTACCTTTAATAGACTCAGTTCACGGAATCCCAAGAGGTGGTTTAATACCTGCAGTACTAATCTCTCATAAATTAGGTTTACCTTATGTTAATGCTGTAGGCTCTAATACTTTAGTTGTAGATGATATAGCAGACACAGGAGTTACTTTAGAAAATTCACCTGGTGTTTATACTGCAGTATTACATTATAAACCTCATACATCATGTTTTATACCACAACTTTGGGCTAAATTACATGAGGGAGATGAATGGATTATATATCCATGGGAAACAAAAGACTCAGATCCAATTCAAGATTATTTAAAAAGTGAAGAATTTAATGAATTTGCAGAAAGAGAAGATAATAGTAATAAAGAACTTGGACATCTGAAAGATACTTTGTATATTGCGGGTATGACAAATGATAAAGAAGGATCATTTATGAAATTTCAAAATAAAATAAAATAAAATGAACAAACAATTAAAATTATTTCCAGAAGAAGAATTACCTGTATGGGTTAATGAAGTTCCATTTGTATCGGAAGTAGAAACTTTTAATCGTACGTTCGGAAAACCAAATAATTATGAGCCAACAATACCAGAAAAAAAGGAGTGGCAATTCGTATACGACTTTATACTTGAAGAATTGGAAGAATATAGACAAGCTTGCGAAAACGGAGACATCGTGGAAGTTTTGGATGCTTTGTGCGATATTGCTTACGTTTCCCTTGGGAACGGTACTATGCTACATGGTCTTAAAGATAAGATATGGCCTGCATATCAAGAAGTACAAGGAAGTAATATGTCAAAGTCTTGCCTCACTGAAGAAGAAGCCATGGAGACTGTCTCCATCCGCTCTAAAGAACAAGCTGAGCCATGTCATTATGAGCAAGTGGAAACCCGATTTGTAGTATATAGAACACGTGATCGTAAAGTAATGAAATCAATAAATTACTACAGACCAGATCTCCAACAATTTTTTACAGGAGATGAATTACAAAAATTTCATCAACCAGGAGCTGTTATATAAATGTATAAAAAATGTTATCAAGGTAAAAAGTTAGGACATAATGTTTGGGAGATGCATCTTTGGGAAGAAGATAAAGGCCACCAAGTTATACCTTATGAAAATATAGCATATCAAGAATGTAAGGAAGAAGACCACACTAATATTGGGTTAAATGGGGAGTATTTAAGACATACTAATAACTGGTATTTCTCCAGAAATCCCAATTATAGTGATAAAAACACTCCTGGTCTTCATTTTCATGATATGAAAATACATCAAAAATTCTTAGTTGAAAGATATGGAATTAATGATGTACCTTCTACAGGGCATAGAGAAGTATTTTTTGATATTGAGTGTGAAATTGGGGGTGCCTTAACTGAAGATTATATTGAAAGTGCACCAATGCCTATTACTTCAATTGCTTGGTGGGATAAAACACCTGATACTTGGCATATTTTAATTCTTGATAAAAAGAACCAACTTAAACATACTAAAGCTAGAAATAAAGAAATTATACCTTGTAGTACTGAAAGTCAATTACTAGCTAAATTCATTGAAATAATTAGAGATATAGATCCCGATATTTTAATTGGTTATAATTCAGATTATTTTGATATACCTTATTTATATTATAGAATGTGTAATACAATAGGCAAAGAATTTGCTGATCATTTATCTCCTTTAGGTAAAGTAGAATCTAAGAAATTTTCTAAGTTTTTTTATAAACGAAACCAGTTTGTTGATATTGTAGGAGTTGAATCACTTGATTATATTCGTTTACATAAAAAATATAGTTGGAAAGATGAACCAAGCTGGAAACTAGATGCTATTGGGAAGAAATATGTTGGTATGAATAAAGTTGAGTATGAAGGAAATTTAGATCAATTATTTGAAACCGATATACAAAAGTTTATTCAATATAATTTTGTTGATGTTGAAATACTTCAAAAACTAGATGAAAAATTACAATATATTGCTTTAACTAAAAACTTATCACATAAAGGTAAACATAATTATAGTGAAGTTTATTCTAATAGTGTAACTCAAGATGGAGCAATTTCAGCTTATTTATTATCTCAAAATATAATCCCACCCCCTAAAGAACCTAACCCTCAAAAGAAAGATGGTTATGCTGGAGGATATCTTTTTTGCCCCAAGGCAGGATTATACAAGTATATGTTTGATGAGGATTTAACATCACTATATCCATCTATAATTATGTCGATTAACATAGGTAAAGAAACATTTGTGGGTCGTATTATAGATGCAGATGACCGTAATAATAGATTGGGGCTTAATGATTTAAAAGCTAGAGATTCTAAAGATTTATTATTAGTTGAAAATGGAAAACGACGTCAAACTAATGTTGAAGCTGGAGAATTAGTGAAAATAATTGAATCACAAAATTTAGCTGTAGCTGCTAATGGTTCAATGTTTAGAACAGATAAAGAAGCAGTATTATCAACTATACTTAAAAAATGGTTTGAAGAACGTGTTTTATATAAAGGACGTATGAAAGCTGCTTATAAAGCTAAAGATACTGAAAAAGGTGAATATAATTATTTAATGCAATATACAATGAAAATTTTGCTTAATAGTTTATATGGAGCTACAGCTTTACCTTCATTTAGATATGGTATGAATCATTCAATATTAAGTGAAGCAATCACACTGTCAGGACACAGAATTATACAAGAATCGGCTCTTTGCGCAAATAGACATATGAATAAAGTTATGCGTGGAGAATTAAAATTAAAAATATAATGGCATTAAAAAAACAATCAATTAGAAGTAACCAATTAATTACCGAAAACGGAGAACCTGTTTCTAAAGAAGAACTAATATTAAGAAGTGAAGGATGGAGTGAAATTCAAGAAAATTTCTTCAGAAAAATGCTTAAACAGGGAGGAACATTTAAAGTCGCTGGAATTAAATATAAAATTGAATTAATTGAAAGGAACGATTTAGATTCAAATGGAAATAAACCAGTTAATTTACCTCCATTACCAGGAGAAAGAACCTTTTAAATATAAAAATATGATAAAAGGAGTTATAGCGGGTGCATTTGATATTATACACCCTGGTTACATTAAAATGTTTAAAGAAGCAAAACAACATTGTGATAGTTTAATTATACTTTTACATACTGACCCTACAATTGAAAGACCAGAAAAATTAAAAGCTATATTAAATGTAGAGGATAGAAAAGAAATACTAGAATCTATTAAATATGTTGATGATGTAATTAGTTACACTTTTGAATCTCAATTATATGATTTACTTAAAATGGGTGAATTTGATATTAGATTTTTAGGAGATGATTATAAAGATGAACCTTTTACGGGAGATAATTTAAGAATTTTAATACATTATTTAAATAGAGACCATGGTTGGTCATCAACTAAATTTAAAAAATTAATAGCACAATCGTTATGAAACATTTAGAAGAAACACCTTGGTGGATATGTGATGCAGATGATGAAAACTATTGTGCTTATGTAGATACAGATTCTAATTATTTTAATGCTGAACCTATATTATTTCATTTATATCCTAATTTTGAAGAATTTACAGATAAAAAAAAAGATGATATTTTAGAAAAAGTAGCACTTAAGTATCAAGATGTTATTACTAACCATTATGATAATTTAGCTAGGGATTGTTTTAATGTATCAGAACATAGACTTGAAATGAAAACCGAGTGTGTAATCAGATCAGCTTATTTTAGAGCTACTAGGCGTTATGCACAATGGATTACTAAACAAGAAGGCATTGAAAAAGAAACTTTAGATATTAAGGGTTTGGAGTTTATGAAAGCAAATTTTCCACCTATCTTAGGAGAATTTTTTAATGATATTCTTCAACAAGTACTTAAAGGTGAAGAAAAAGATAATATAATTTCTCAAATTAAAGTATTTAAAAAACAAATATTAGGCGGAGAAATATCATTAGCAAAATTAGGTAATCCTACTGCAGTTAAAAAATTACAAAAATACTCAGGTACAAGTGCCAGAGCAGGTGAAATGTTTACTGAAATACTTAAAGGTGCCCCCGCACCTGTAAGAGCAGCTATTAGATATAATGATTTATTAAAATTATGGAAATTAGATAGAAAACATAATTTAATTACAATGGCTGATAAAGTCAAATGGATTTATTGTAAAGACAATCCGTATAAAATAGAAGCATTAGCATTTTTTGATTATGATATTCCTGAAAAAGTACAAGAATTTTTAGACAGATATGCTGATAGACAAAAAGTATTTGATTCAATATTATTAAATAAATTAGAAGGATTTTTTAGTGATTTACAGTGGTCATTAAATTTAAATCCTTATACAAATGCATTAAGTTCGTTTGAAATTTAAAATAAAATTCGTATATTACAGTTATGATAAATAAAAACACATTAACATCAGTTATTTCCAAATATTACTTAAATGGTTTAAATAATCAGGTAAAATGGAGAATTAAAGATAACCAACTTATTATTTATGCGGGTGAATCAGGTAGAGTATGTAAAATAGAACATAGTAATTTTCCATTAGAAGATGCTGAATTAGGTGTATTTGATACCCATAAATTAAGTAAATTAATATCTATTACTAATGGTGATTTAATGGTTTCATTAGAAAAAATAAAAGCTGTCTATACTAAAATGCATTTTGCGGATGCTAATTTTGATTTAACTTATTCATTAGCTGATATTCTTATTTTAGGTAAAAATACATATTATGAAGATCCTGAATCATTTGAAATGGAGCTTAATTTAACCAGAGAAGATATTGATCATTTAATTAAAGCTAAAAGTGCATTAGCAGATGTAAATAATATGTTACTTACAAGTACCACAGATATGGATGGTACAAATATTTGTGAATTTATATTTGGTGATAATACTGGGTTTTCAAATAAAATAACATACCAAATTCAAGGTAATATATCTAAAAGTGGTATAGAAATACCTTTTGATTCTGATGTGTTTAAAGATATCCTAAATGCTAATAAAGATATGGATAGTGGCACATTAAAGCTATCAGAACAAGGAATGTTAAAATTAAACTTCTATTCAGAAGAAGTAAATAGTGAATATTTTATCGCAAGGAATGAGTAAAAAACCCGATATGTATGCTGAAAATAAGGCTATAATGCCCTATGGAGATAGTGTTGCGGCTCCAAAAATAGAATTAGAAGATACTAATTCGTGGGTAGCTAAACAAACAGTAGATGTAAATAATTATTTAGCAATAAAATTTGCTGAGTTAAAAGAAGAATACGCTAAGTTAATTTCATTGTATAAATGGAATGAATTAGTAAATAAAGCTGATTTTAGTTTTATCCCAGTAAAAGGACATATTTATTTTTTATACCAACGAGAAGATGGGAATTTATTTTTATCTCTTATTGAACCCGAATATTGGAACCAGTTATTTGTAGGTAAAGTAAAACTAGATTCAGATAATAAATGGATAAAAGAAGAAAATTAATATATGTATAATAGAACATAAGATTGCAGCTAGGGCGCGTTGTTATGTTTAAATTAAATTAACCGAGAGCTACGGCCTCACAAAACTAAATGATATGAGTACATTATTCAATGAACGTACACCGTTCGACTTACTATTCCGTAACCTATTCAAGGCAGACGGTGTTTTTCAACCAACAACGTTTGAAAACAAACAACCACACCCACTAGATATTTTTTATGACGATGAAGGACTTCATTTTGAAGTTGCCTGTACCGGTCTAACTAAAAAAGACATCCAACTAGAAATTGATGGGGATCTTTTAAAGATTATCTATAATAAACCTAATGACGAAGAGTTCGACTATAGTGGCTACATTTACAAAGGATTAGCTTCTAGATCTTTTAATTTAGGGTATAAAGTAGCATCTAAATTCGAACTTGAGAAATTAGAAGCAGAAATGAAAGATGGTTTGCTCCATTTATTTATTCCAATTGCGGAATCTAAAAAAGCAAAAACAATTAAAATAAAATAAAAGTTTTACCAAAAAAGCGTGTCCTAGCGCAATATTATTCGTATATTCACGTCTAAATAAATAAGTTATATATGGCTAGAAAATCAAAATCTCACACAACAATTTCAGACCCTTTATTGGATCCTTACTACATTACCAAAGATGAACTTTGCTACACAGTAAATGAAAAAATAACTCCTAATAAAGATCATTTTAGATCTAAAGGAGGTGGTACTGAATATGCAAAACCCCAAGGATATTATCCTGAATTTCAACAAGCATTAGTAAAAATTGCTAAAGAAAAATTACATACTAAAAAAGAGTATAACTCACTTCGTGAGTTTTTAGATGAATTTAAATTAATAGAAACAAATATAAAAAATTATACAAATGGAATTAGAAGCACTATTTGATGCAGTTATCGTCAAACCCTATGAGTCAGAAGAGACTACTTATGGTAATATTATTGTCCCTGATTTAGGGAAAGAAAAAAACGAATTTGGTGAAGTAATAGCAGTAGGACCAGGAAAACCCACTATTACGGGAGAAATTATATCTACAACAATTAAAGTTGGAGATAAAGTTGTTTTACCAACAATGGGTTTTACTAAACTTCCATATAATGGAGAGGAATACTATGTAGGTCCCGAAAATCAAATATTGGCTAAAGTAAATAAAAAAAGCGACCTTAATGAAGTGTTAAGTGATACTTTACAAAATATAAGTACAGAAGAAATTAATAATTTAAAAGATATATCAAATGAGTAAACAAGTTATATTAGGTTCAAAAGCTAGAACTAACCTAGTTAAAGGAATAGATGTGTTAGCTAATGCTGTAGTATCTACTTTAGGCCCTAATGGGAGAAATGTAGTAATAGCTAATGATCAAGGTGCACCTCAATCAACAAAAGATGGTGTTACTGTTGCAAAATCAATCTCATTATCAGACCCAGAACAAGAGTTAGGGGTACAATTAGTAAAACAAGCAGCAATTAAAACAGCAGAAAAAGCAGGTGATGGAACAACTACATCTACTTTATTAGCTCGTGAAATGATTAAAGCAGGCTTAAATGCCCTAAATAATAATGAAAACGCTGTTCAAATTAAAAGAGATATTGATTCTACAGTTAAAGATGTAGTTAATAATCTTAAAAATAAAATTGCAGAAGATATTTCAGGGGAAAAACAATTAGAACAAATTGCTACTATATCAGCAAATAATGACCCAGAAACTGGAAAGTTAATTGCTACTGCAATAGATAAAGTTGGAATGGAGGGAGTTGTTCATATTGAAGAATCAAAAACTGGAGAAACCTATCTTGAAACTGTTGAAGGGTTACAATTTGATAGAGGTTATAAATCACCTTATTTTGTTACAGACAATAATTCAATGACTGCTACATTAGATAATCCTCTTATTCTTTTAGCAGATCAAAAATTAACACAGGTTAAAGAATTATTACCTATTTTAGAAAGTGTATCCTCACAAGCACGTTCACTTTTAATTATTGCAGAAGATATTGATAACGAAGCTTTAGCAACTCTTATCGTAAATAAAATGAGAGGTACAATGAAAGTAGTAGCAGTAAAAGCTCCTGATTTTGGTGATAGAAGAAAATTAGTTTTAGAGGATATAGCTATTACAACCGGAGGTCAAGTTTTTGATAAACAGAAAGGTATGAAACTTGATAAATTTAGTTGGGATTGGTTTGGTGAAGCTAGGACTGTTACAGTAGGAAAAGAACAAACTACAATTGTAGATGGTAAAGGTGAAATTGAACCTATAGAAGCACGTATAAAAGAATTACAAGGGCAAATAGATAAAGCGGCTACTCCCTTTGAAGTAGAAAAGTTACAAGAAAGATTAGCTAAGTTTGTAGGTGGAGTTGCTATTATTCATGTAGGTGGTAATACTGAAACTGAAATGAGAGAAAAGAAAGATAGAGTTGATGATGCCTTACATGCTACAAAAGCAGCTATAGAAGAAGGAATAGTACCTGGAGGAGGAACAGCATTATTATATGCATCATCAGGTATAGAAGCTAAATCAATAGGAGCAGATATTGTAGTAGAAGCATGTGCTAAACCGTTTAATCAAATTTTAGTTAATGCAGGGTTTGATAAAGTAAAAGGTCAAATTTTAGCTGATAATTTAGTTAATTCGGGTAATGATACATGGGCTGGGTTTAATATCAAAACAGAAAAAACAGTTGACATGAAAAAATCAGGTATTATTGATCCTACTAAAGTAGTAAGATTAGCCCTTGAAAATGCAGCTTCTGTTGCTGGTACAGTTTTATTAACTGAATGTACCGTTGTAAATGAAATTGAAGAAAAAAATAATAACCAACCTCAATTAGACCCATCAATGATGGGGATGATGTAAATTAATAAATAAATAAAAAAAAAAATGACAAAACAAGAAATCTTTGAGAGCATTGAAGCGAATTTCAATATCTTAGCAACAGAAAATAGTGGGACTACAAAAACTAGTCAAGCAAAAGCTAGAAAAGCAGCACAAGCTATTAAACGAGTGATTACAGATTATAAAAAAGCATCTGTGGCCGAGTCAAAATAGTTTCGTATATTATGGCTAAAATAAAAATTGAAGAAAAAAATATCCTAATCGCTAGGAGAGTACCTCCTGGCGATAAATGGAGATTAATTGCAAATGAACCAGATGGTCCTATACATAAAACTTTAACTGATGCTTTAGAAGCATATATGGTTAAAACAGGTTTTAAAGGTAGTTATAGATTAGAACCTCTAAAAGGAAGTTTATATGCAATTGATTCTACAGAAACAGAAGTTATACCAGAACCAGAAAAAAAATATTCTATATATGGAGAATTTGGATCATAGTTTATTAGTAGAAAAATATAGACCTAAAACATTAAATAATTATGTTGGTAATGAAAACATAAAAAAGTCTATATCTGCATACTTAAACCAAAATGATATACAAAATTTTATATTTTATGGTCCTGCAGGAACTGGTAAAACAACATTAGCAAAGATTATTGTTAATAGTCTAGATTGTGACCATTTATATATTAATGCTTCAGATGAACGTGGTATTGAAACTATTAGAGATAAAGTTTCTAGTTTTGCATCTGTTGCATCATTTAAACCGCTTAAAGTGGTTATTTTAGATGAAGCAGATTTTCTTACAATTCAAGCACAAGCTTCACTTAGGAATATAATTGAAACATTTTCACGTACTACAAGATTTATTATGACTTGTAATTTTGTAGAACGTATTATTGATCCCTTACAATCTAGATGCCAAGTACTTAAAATTGTACCCCCAACTAAAAAAGATGTTGCTAAACATTTAAATTGGATCTTACAACAAGAATCAATTGAACATAATATAAATGATTTAGCACCCTTAGTTAACCAATATTATCCTGATTTACGTAAATGTATTAATACTATACAATTATCTACTTTAGATAGTAAATTAAAATTAGATAAATCAATACTTATATCATCAAATTATATTGATAAAGTAATTAATGAATTATCTAAGGGTAATAAAGTATCATCATTTAATACTATACGTCAAATTATAGCAGATGCTAATGTAGATGATTTTGATGAATTATTTAGAGCATTATATGACCGTTCATCAGAATATTATAAAGATAAAGAAGGTACAGCTACAGCCGCAATAAATGAAGCCCAATATAAAGCAAATTTCCGTATTGACAAGGAAATAAATATAATGTCATTAATTCAAATTTTAATAAAATATAAATAATTAAACTATGGAACAACCAGTTCAACAACCTCAAATTGACCTAAAAAATACTACGGAAGTAAAAAATTTTAATGGTGGATCAATTTTTCAACAAGGAGTAATTTTACGTAGAGTATCTCGTTTTGTAACAGGAACAGATGAAGATGCTTTATTACCTATCCCCGTATTTTATGATCCTGAAACTAAAAAAGTATTAAAGGATTCAGTACCTAAAGATTTAAGAGAAGAATTAAAGGATGAATTGTGTTAATATATTTGATTGGTTAAAAGCAATTAATACTACCAAACCTCCCGTTGAGTCATTTACTGATAAAGATTGGGAGGTTTGGAATAGTTACATGATTCATAGATTTTTATCCATGGACCACTCCAATATTGAATTAATTAATGAAATCCAGGAGATACCCCCTCAGGATAAAAAGAAAATATATTCTATATACAAAGAATTTATTCCTAAAAATAGTAAATGGAATAAATATATTAAATCTAAGGTAAAACAACCTAATAAAGACTTAGTAGGCCATATTAAAGATTATTTTGAATGTTCAAGTAAAGAAGCAAAAGATTACATTATTTTGTTGGATACCCCAGAAATTAATCGTATATTAAATGGTAGAGGATTAAATAAAAAAGAAATAAAACCCTTATTAAAATGAAAAAATTAGTAGATATGTTAAGAACATCTGCACAAGCAGATAAAGCAAAAGCATTATTATCACTTGAATTATTAGGTAACAAAGCAGTTGGTATCGGAGATCACTCCACAGGAGATTTTTATAAAAATGCTGAAGAAGCACTTGTTATGTTAGTAGATGCTGACGATAGGTTAGAAGCATTAGAAAAGTATTTTGATTCCAAAGGACAAATTAATGGGTGATTCAATTAAAAAATATTTTACAGATATGAGTGATAGAGAAATTATGAACGCTAAGAATCCAAGTAAAAAAATTCAAGAATTTATGGATGATGAAACAAACCAAATCATAACTATTTTTGAAGAAGAATACCCAGAATTATCTAACGAATTCCAAATTATACAAAATGAAATGTATGAGATGTTTGCTCGTAAACATATGGATTATGGGTTAAATAATATTGCTTTAGGCGGGGATATCGTTAATAACAGCGATGACAAAAAATTCTCACTAACTGGGTTATGTATTAGATTAACTGATAAAATATCACGTTTAAAAAACCTATTAATTAATGGTAGATCATTTGTTGAAGGTGAGGGTATGCAGGATACATTTATTGATATCGCCAATTATGGCATAATCGGTCTTTTAGTAGGCCGTAATAAATGGAAAAAATAGTTTGGCTAAAAAACTTCCAAAAATTATAAAGGAGATTAGAAATAATCCACCTAAACCAATTAATTTTGCTTATCAAAAGAATATATCATATTCTCAAATGTCTATCTTTAGGAGTTGTGCTTATAGATGGAAATTACAATATAAGGATAAAATTAAAAGGTTTAATTCCTCAATTCATACGGTATTTGGGACTGCTATACATGAAGTAATGCAACATTATTTAGATGTCATGTACGAAAAATCAGCAGCATCAGCCGATAGGGAAATAGATATGGAAGAATATTTCCAAGATAAATTTATATCTGAATACCAATCCCAATATAAATCTAATAATAATGAACATTTCTCTTCAGCTGAAGAAATGAGAGAATTTTTTGAGGATGGAGTTGCTATATTAGAATGGTTTAAGAAAAAACGTAGTAGGTATTTTAGTAAAAAAGGTACATATTTAGTAGGTTGTGAGATACCAATCGTTATTGCACCAAATAAAATGTTAAATAACGTATTATATATGGGGTATCTTGATGTTGTCACATACCATGAAGAAACTGAGACATTTAAGATAATCGATATAAAAACAAGTACTAAGGGGTGGAATTCTTATGATAAAAAGAATGAAGATAAACATTTTCAATTAATATTATATAAAAAATTCTTTTCTGAACAGTATGGAATACCCTTAGATAAAATTGAAATTGAATTTTTAATTGTAAAAAGAAAAGTGTTAGATTGGGATGATGAAAAAATAATGTCCCCGCATCAAGCATACAGAGTACAACAGTTTGTACCACCAAGTGGTAAAATAAAAATAAATAGAGCTAGCAATGCTGTAAAAGATTTTATAACAGAATGTTTTAGTTCAAGTGGGAAAATTAAAGAAATAGATTACTTAAAATCACCTTCTAAATGGAATTGTACATTTTGTCCCTATGGAGAAGATAAAGAATTATGTGGGGCAAAGGCGCATTTTGAATAATACTTATATATGTATAATAAATGTTTTAATTAATAAAGACTATGACAAATAAAAAACCAATGACACTAACGAGTGTCAAAGTCAAAAGCGATTTATTCGAGAATTTTAAAATTGAATGTGTAAAACGTAAATTTTCCTTCCAAAAACTTGCTGACCGTAGCTTATTTTTGTATCTTACAGATGAAGATTTCCGAAAACAAATTACTAATCAAATTAATCTCGAAATAAAGGGCGATGAATAAAGACTTTAAGTATATCCCTAAGGATAAAAGAAAAAAAATACTCTTAATATGTGATGATATTAGAGTACACTCCGGTGTAGCTAACGTAGCAAAAGAAGTAGTACTAAGAACAACTCAACATTTTAATTGGGTACAGATAGCAGGAGCTATTAACCACCCAGAAAAGGGAAAAAGATTAGAATTATCTGAAGATACAAATAAATTTACTGGCCTAAATGATGCATCAGTAGTAATTTATCCAGTTGATGGTTATGGAAATAATGCATTATTAAGACAACTAATTAATACAGAAAAACCTGATGCCTTATTTTTAATAACAGACCCAAGATATTTTACTTATATTTTTAATATGGAACAGGAAATTAGAAAAAAAATTCCAATTATTTATTTAAATATTTGGGATGATTACCCTGCTCCAATGTATAATAGACCATATTATGAATCATGTGATCTATTATTAGGTATTTCAAAACAAACAGTAAATATTAATAAGTTAGTACTTGAGGATGCAGGGAAAAATAAAATATTTGAATATGTACCTCATGGTATAAATTCCGAATTATATTTTCCTATTAAGAAAGATGATAAATATATAAAAGAATATAATAATTTAAAAAAACAACTTTTTGGTGATGTAGATCCTAAGTTTGTTTTATTTTTTAATTCTAGAAACATTAGAAGAAAACAAATCCCAGACACAATGCTAGCTTTTAGAACATTTTTAGATTCACTACCTAAAGAAGAAGCTAAAAAATGTTATTTAATACTTCATACTGAATTAGTTTCAGATGCAGGTACTGATCTCGGAAAAGTGAAGGAATATCTTTTTGATGGAGAATATGAGGATAATATAAAATTCTCAACTAATAAATTAACTCAAGCTCAATTAAATTTCTTTTATAATATAGCGGATGTTCAAATATTATTAACTTCTAATGAAGGATGGGGTTTAACTATCACTGAGGCTTTATTTGCAGGTACTCCTTTTATTGCTAATGTAACAGGAGGGATGCAAGATCAAATGAGATTTGAAGATGAAGAAGGTAATTGGTTTACTCCTAATGCTAATATACCCTCAAACCATAGAGGTACTTTTAAAAAACATGGTGAATGGGCTTTCCCCGTTTATCCAACTTCTCGTTCTATTCAAGGTTCTCCCTCTACACCCTATATCTATGATGATAGATGTAAATGGGAAGATGCTGCTGAAAAAATAAAGGAATGTTATAAATTAGGCAGAGAAGAATTAAAACGTAGAGGATTAAAGGGTAGAGAATGGGCCATGTCTGATGAAGCCAAATTTACTACAGAAGAACAAGGAAAAACTATTATTAAATCCATAGATAAATTATTTGAAACTTGGAAACCAAGGGAAAAATATGAATTAATCAATGCTACTAAGTATAAAGGGAGATTTTTAAACCATAAAGTTATATATTAAGATGAATAAACCAAGATTTGTTATAAGCTGTCCATTTGACACCTACTCGGGATACGGAGGTAGATCCAGGGATATAGTTAAAGCTATTATAGAATTAGATAAATATGAAGTTCAACTTTTACCTCAAAAGTGGGGGGAAACCTCATGGGGTTTTTGTAAAGATCACCCACAATGGGAATTTTTATATAAATATACTGCTCCCCAAAATTGGCAACAGTCAAAACCTGACATTTGGATGCAAATTACTATCCCAAATGAATTTATGCCTGTAGGAAAATATAATATAGGTCTAACAGCAGGTATTGAAGCTACAGCATGCAAACCAGAATGGATAGAAGGTTTAAATAGAATGAATATAAATTGGGTATCTTCTAAGTTTGCTAAACAAACTTTTGAAAGTATGGCTTATAAAAAAGAACATCCTGAAACTAAACAAAATATGGGGGAAGTTAGATGTCAAAAACCTATTCATGTTATATTTGAAGGAGCAGATTTAACAACATATAAGCCTCTTAAACCTAATGAAATCAAAACTATTAATTTAAAAGATATAAAAGAAAGTTTTTGTTATTTATTTGTAGGACATTGGATGAATGGGGAATTTGGTCATGATAGAAAAAATGTTAGTTTATTAATAAAAGCTTTTTATGAAACTTTTAAAAATAAAAAAAATCCTCCTGCGCTTATATTAAAATCATCAGTAGGGGTAGCTTCTTATATGAGTAGAGATGAAATTTTAAATAGAATTAAGAATGTTCGACAATCATTGGGTAAAAATAGATTACCTAATATTTATCTACTAAATGGAGAATTTGATGATAAAGAAATAAATGAACTCTATAATAACCCTAAAGTAAAAGCAATGGTTAGTTTAACTAAAGGGGAAGGATTTGGTAGACCCTTACTTGAATTTAGTCTAACAGGTAAACCTGTTATAGCCTCTAACTGGTCGGGACATACAGATTTCCTTCATCCTGATAATAATATTTTACTTCCGGGAGAACTAGAAAATGTCCACCATAGTGCTGCTAATAATTGGTTAATTACAGAAGCACAATGGTTTAAAGTAAGTACTCCCCATGTAGGACAAGCTTTTAAAGATGTATTTAAAAACTATAAAAAATACTATAAACTTTCTCAAAAGCAAAAATATTATGCTAAAAAGAATTTTAGTTATGAGAAAATGAAGGAATTAGTAGATACTATTTTAAATAATAATCTCCCTCAGTTTGCTCAGCAAGTTGAACTTACATTACCTAAATTAAATTTACCTAAACTAAATAAAGTTTAATATGAATTATGATGAAATAATAAATTGCCCTAAATCAGGTGGTGATTTATGTTATAAAGTAGAAGTTAGTAAAGATATAACAAATTATATGAGTTTATCTTGTGGGTTTTGGACTAATTCTTTAATGATAAAGGATTCCAAATTTTATAATGAACAAATACTAACTTTACCTGAATTATATAAAGATTTAGCCTGGACCGATCCCGAAACCAATTTAATATGGATCCCTAATACTATAAATATAAAAGAAAAAGGTATGGTATTTGCCGATGGTACAAGTAGTAATGATTGGAAATGGGCTGGTGTTAAAGCAATTCCCGATGAAGAAAAAGAATTTAAAACGGATATGTCTACTATAAGGCATTTTGAAGAACGTGATTATATAGAAGCTTTATCTTATATTGGAGTATTACCTGAATAAAATATGAAAATAAGTTATGCAATAACGGTATGTAATGAATACGAAGAGATTCAGAAACTTATATCTACTCTTATGTTAAATATAAGAGAAGAGGATGAAGTTATAGTATTATTTGATAAACAAGCTGGTACGGAACAAGTTTGGGATTATTTAGTTGGATTACAAACTCAAGATTTAATAAAAGCTTATACCGAATCTTTTAAAAATCATTTTGCTGATTGGAAAAATAAGTTAACTGAGTATTGTACCGGAGATTATATATTTCAAATAGATGCTGATGAAATCCCACATGAATCTTTAATTGATAATTTACCTTATATATTAGAATCTAACCCCAATAATGAAGTTTATTTAGTCCCCAGAGTAAACACAGTAGAAGGATTAACTATAGAACATATTAATAAGTGGGGATGGAAAGTAGATAGTAAAGGCTGGGTTAACTACCCAGACTACCAATGGAGAATTTGGAAAAATAAATCTGAAATCAAATGGAAAAATAAAGTACATGAGGTTTTAGAAGGACATAAAACATATTCTGCATTACCCCCTCAAGAAGAATTATCTTTATATCACCCAAAAACAATAAAAAAACAAGAAAAACAAAATTCATATTATGAAACACTCTAAAAAAGTTTGGTATGCCCCCAATAGATTAGAAGCTTATGGGGAAAAAGAAATTAAAGCAGTAGAAAAAAGCCTTAGAGATGGTTGGTTAGCTGGATTTGGACCAAGTACTATAAAGTTTGAAAAGAAAATTGCTAAAGAATTTGGTAAAAAATATGGTGTTTTTGTTAACTCTGGTTCATCTGCTTGTTTACTTGCTATAGCAGCTTTGGATTTACCTAAGGGGTGTAAAATAATAACCCCATCCCTTACATTTTCTACTACATTAGCCCCAATTATACAACTAGGTTATAAACCTATATTTATAGATTCTAATTTAACTTCTTATGTTCCTACAGTAGAAGATATTTTAGATAAAATAACCCCTGAAGTTAAAGCTATAATGGTACCTAATTTAATAGGTAATAAGCCAGATTGGGCCTTATTAAAAGCCGGGTTAGAGATTTTAGATAGAAAGGATATTTTTATAATTGAAGACTCAGCTGACACCATAACATATACAAAAGAATCAGATGTTTCTACAACTAGTTTTTATGCTTCTCATGTTATAACAGCTGGTGGAATGGGAGGAATGGTAATGTTTAATGATAAAAAACAAGTTAAAAAAGCACTACAATATAGAGATTGGGGTCGTATTGGCGATAATAGTGAAAACATGGATGAAAGATTTGCTCATGAGGTTGATGGCATTCCTTACGACTATAAGTTTTTATATGGAGTTTTAGGGTATAATATGAAATGTAGTGAAATGAGTGCTGCATTTGGTTTAGTCCAATTAGAACGTTTTCAAACATTTAAACAAAAACGTAGAGATAATATTGAACGTTATTTAGAAAATTTAAAAGATGTTAAAGAATTAATACTACCAGATGATAGTATTAAACCAAATTGGTTAGCTATACCTTTTCAAACAAAACGTAGATTAGAACTACTAACCTTTTTAGAAAATAATAACATACAAACACGAGTTACATTTGCAGGTAATGTTACTAGGCATCCTATTTATAGAGAATATCTACAAGATTTTAAAAATGCAGATGCTGTTATGGAAAATGGATTTTTATTAGGGGCTCACCATGGAATGGATTTAGAAGACGTTGATTATGTTTGTAATAAAATAAAAGAATTTTTTGGATATGTCAAATAAACCTCGTTTAGTAATATCTGATATGTATAGAGCAAGAAATAAAGTTGCACTTTTTGCTATACACCAAGCTTTAGATAAATTTAAAGAATTAGATTTAGAATTTCATATACTATGGGACGACCCTGAATATAAAGATGAATGGACAAAAAAATTTAGTAATTTAGAAAAATATATAGTATCTTACTCTAAAGAACAACTTGATGATTATTGTAGGGAATGGGGGATAAGCGAAGAAACAATTTCGGATTTTAAAAACTTTAAGTCTATTTATTTTGTAATTCATGGGCATTATTTAAAAAGTAAAAATATATGTAATTACTATCTAATTTATGATGATGATATTATACTACAAGATAATTTAAGTGAACTTATTAATTGCTTAAAAAGTAAAACACCAGTTTTAATAAAAGAACCACTAAACCCAGGGTGTGATAAAGTTTTATTGGAAAAATTAATAAAACTATATGGGGGCCAACCAGCTGCAGATTATTATCTAAGTATTAATCCTAAGTTATTAGGATTTAATGCTGGTTTTCAGGGGATGAGTTTGGATATGTATGAAGATTTTTTAACTAAAGAAGGTTTTCAACTTTTACTAAATATTTTTTATTTAAAGGGTATATATGATGAGAATAGTAAAGAAATAACGGGCCCACTTAGAACATCAATAGATACTCAACAACAATCTTTTTTTGGTGTTATGAATATTATTAGATCTAAAACTAAACCACACATATTATCAGAAGATTATTTTACTTGTCCTAATTGGGGTACACACCCTGAATATGGAGATATAAATACTTCTAATGAATATCAAGGTTGGGATATAAATCTAAAATCAAAAGTAGTACATTTTATAGGACACACACAATTAGATGGTAAATACTATGGAAAACCTAAAATTTTTCATGATTTAGTAGATAAATATTTAGAAAAACATAATTTATTATGAAAATAACATTTCTTACTGAAATGGGGTTTGAGGGTAAAATACCTTCTAACCATCCTAATATGAGAACAGAATTTGCTTGGATGCATGCTTTAGATGCTGAACATAATAATTTACGTAATTACCAAAACATAAAAAATCAAGATCATGTTTTTATAATTTTTCCTAAGGGAGAAACTTTTTTAAATGCCGTAGGAGTTAAATTAATAGATAAAAATAACCCAACTTCAGATTTATTATCTTCTGATTTTATGGATATTTTAAAATCTAATAATAAAAAAATCCATTATATACAGGAAGGGCCTTCTTGGTTTTTTAATGATTATGAAATTATGGATCAATTCAATTTTTACAATCTATTATCTAAATGTGATAGTATTTTTGCCCATAACGACCATGATATTAATTTTTATAAGGGCTTATTTTCTAATAAAAAAGTAAACTCTATAAAAACTCTTCTAATAGAAACTCTTATATCCCATATAACTCCCAACCCAGAAGAAAAAGTTATAATAGGAGGAAATTTTGCTAAATGGTATGGAGGATTTCAAAGTTATATAATAGCGGATATTTTTGAAGCAGATAAATGGACCCAAGATTCCCATGCAAAAAGAACTAATGAACATAATATACATGATTTAAATCATCTTCAACGACTACCATGGGCTGAATGGATGAATGTATTATCTACGTTTAAATACGCTGTACATTTAATGCCTACCATAGCAGCAGGAACATTTAGTTTAAATTGTGCTTATTTTGGAATACCTTGTATAGGAAATAAAAAAGTTGATACCCAAAGAATTTGCCATCCTGATTTGTCAGTTGATGTGGAAGATATAGAAAAAGCTCGTATATTAGCTAGTAGATTAAAAAATGATAAAGAATTTTATTTACATTGTGGCACCACTGCAAAAGAAAACTATAAAAAATATTATAATTTAGAAAAATGGAAAACAGAAATAAAGTTACAGTTGTCCTAAATGGTTTTAGAAGAGGAGATAATCTTAATGAACAATTAGAAGCTCTAAATAACCAAACAGTTAAACCAGATGAAATTCTTCTTTGGTATAACAACCCGGGAGATGGTACTGATCCTAACTATGATATTGGAACTAAAATTCCTGCTGCATACTGCAATTACAACTGGGGTGTTTGGGCACGATTTTATTTTGCTATGAACGCAAAAAATCCTTATGTATGTGTATTTGATGATGATACCATACCAGGAAAAAGATGGTTAGAAAATTGTTTTAATACTATGAAAACTCATGAAGGATTGTTAGGAACTGTTGGTTTACTTTATTTAAATCCCCTTCCCCCTCAAAATTCTTCTTATTACGAACATTATCTTAGATTTGGATGGGTACCAGCAGGTAATAATGAAATACCTGTTAAAGTAGATTTAGTAGGTCATAGTTGGTTTTTTAAAAGAGAATGGTTATCTCATATGGTAAGAGAATTACCAGACCCTAAGTATAATACTTGTGGTGAAGATATGCATTTTTCTTATATGTTGCAGAAGTATGCTAATATTCCTACTTATGTTCCTCCTCATCCTCCATCTGATAAAGAACTTTGGGGCAGTACAAAGGGCAGCATATATGGGGGTGATAACGTATCGCTTTGGGAAACTAATCAAGCAGGGGTAGATGGAACTCCTTTTAAACAATTAATGAATCAATATTTTAAAGAACAAAGAATAAAAGGCTGGAAATTAGAAAATGAAAAATAAACCAATATTATTATGTTTTGGAACAAGACCTGAGTGGCTAAAAATAAAACCTTTAGTAAAACTTATGGCTAGAAATGATTATAAACTTTTATTTACAGGCCAACACCCAGATTTATTAAAGAATATTAATGTTGATTATGAAATTAAAATGAGTAAAAGTTCTAATAGATTAGATTCTATTATATCAGATTGTATGGTACAATTTCCTACTAGTGATGATTTTGATAAAGTATTAGTACAGGGAGATACTGGTTCTGCTTTTGGTTGTGCCTTAGCTGCTTTTAATAGAAAATTAAAAATTTATTATTTAGAAGCAGGCTTAAGAAGTAAAAATTTAGACCATCCTTACCCTGAAGAAGGTTACAGACAAATGATAGCTAGAATATCTAATGTTAATTTCTCACCTACTAGTATATCAGCACAAAATTTATTTGATGAAAAAGCTAATGGGGATACTTTTGTAGTAGGAAATTCTGTATTAGATAATTTACTAGAATATAAGGACAAATGTGAATATACTAATAAAGTATTAATTACACTACATAGAAGAGAAAATCACCATTGGATGGATCAATGGTTTAATAAAATTAATAGGTTAGCAAAAGATAATCCTGATTTAGAATTTATATTACCTATCCATCCAAACCCCAATGTACAAAAACATAGACATTTACTTACTAATATAAAAGTAGTAGAACCTTTATCCCATTCCAAATTATTAGATATTTTAGTAAAATGTAAATTAATAATTAGTGATAGTGGGGGATTACAGGAAGAGGGAGCATTTTTAAATAAAAAAGTTATTGTATGTAGAGAAACCACAGAACGACCGGAAGCTATTTATACTGGTCATTTGTTTTTATGTAAAACACCTAATAATTTAGAAAAAATATTTGGAGAAATAAATAAAAATCCGTATATTGACACTAAATGCCCTTATGGTAAAGGTAATACCTCTAATTTAGTTTATAATATTTTAATGGATGAAAAAGGAATTTAAACAACATTTTAATTTATTTTTAGATAAGATAAAAAACAAAGAAAATTTTGCCTTTGCTAGATTTTCTGATGGTGAGTTATTTATTTTACAAAATAAGGAGTTAAAATTAGATGATAATTATATTCAAGTAGGGGATCAAGTAACTGGAGGCCCATATAAACCTGCGGATTTTAAGCATTTTGATCCTAAAAAACATTCATTTTATAGAGATAAACTAATAGAATCTTTTAAACATAAACAATCTAATTATTATAAAGGTATTAGTTGTAGTTGTTGTGTGGGGAAAGAAAGTTTTGATTGGCAAATTGATTTACATGGTGGTGATGATGAATCATTAACTTGGGCTAATTTATGGGTAAATGGAAATTATCATTCATTTATACAAAATATATTACCCTTATTATATAGTAGAAAATGTATCTTTATAGGACATAATAGTGCTAATTTAACTAAAATCCCATTTTTTGTAAAAGATTTTAGAGTAGGATATAATGCTATGATAAATGATTACCCTAAGATTAAAGATATAAGTGAATGGATTATTAAAAATAAAATTAAAAATCATTTATTTTTATTCTCAGCTGCTAGTTTTACTAATTTGGCTATATATCAACTATTTAAAGATCACCCAAATAATACTTTTATTGACATAGGAACTTGTTTAGCCCCTATGATGGAATTGCCTGTTCAAAGGGATTACCTTCAAAAATACTGGTTATATCAAGGTGGAGGTGATAGTAATAAAATATGTATATGGAATTAGTAAAATGTACAAAGGAATATTGGGAGTTTGTAAGAACTCTCAGAAACGATGAAAGAGTTATAAGTGGGTTCATAAAATCAGTACACATTACTGAGGAAATGCAAACCAATTATATGAAAGGTAATTCACACTACTATCGAATTGGTTTACTTAATGGTGAACCCGCTGGTTATGTTGGAGTTATTGAAGATGATATCAGAGTATGTACTCATCCTAATTATCAAGGTAGGGGAGTGGGTAAGTTTATGATTAATGAAATTATGAATGAGGAACCAACCGCATTTGCAAAAGTGAAAATGGATAATGAAGCTAGTATCAAATTATTTGAAGCTTGTGGATTTACAAAGAAATTTTATATATTAACAAAAGATTAAATATGTTACACAACCCATACAAAATAGTAAAAATGTTTGAAGAAGAAATTTCAGCTTATACAGGAGCGCCCTATGCGGTTTCTATAGATAGTTGCACTAATGCTTTATTTTTAATATGTAAATATTTAAAAGTAAAAGAAGTAACTATCCCTTCAAAAACTTATTTATCAGTACCTCAATCTATAATACATGCTGGTGGTGAAGTAATATTTGATAAAAGAGGTAAAACTAACCATTGGAATGGAATTTATCAGCTTAAACCATACCCTATTTATGATGCAGCTAAAAGGCTTACTAAAAGTATGTATATTCCTAATACTTATATGAGTTTATCTTTCCATATTAAAAAACAACTTCCTATTTGGAAAGGAGGAATGATTTTAACTGATAATAAAGAAGCGGCTGAATGGTTTACTAGAGCTAGATATGAGGGAAGAAGTCAAAAGTTTTATAAGGATGATGATATTGAATTTTGTGGTTGGAATATGTATATGACCCCACAACAAGCAGCTCATGGTTTAGCTATGTTTCAAAATTATCCTGAACATAAAGAAGATTTAGGAGAAAAAGGAGGATATAGAGATTTAACTGAATTTACTGTATTTAAAAACCATAAGGTAATAAAATAATTGATATGAAAGTAGCACTTTGTTTACATGGTTTATTTGATTCTCTAACTGATATCAATTCTAAGGGAATAGATGGATTTAATCATATTAAAAAAAATATTTTAGATAAAGTAAATGCTGATGTATATATTCATAGTTGGGAAGAAGAAAAAGCAGATGAAATAAAAAAGTTATATAACCCTAAACAATGTTTATTTGAAACACAAAAAAATTTTTCTAATATAATATTTGAAAACAAACTAAATACTTTATTAAACCCTCCTAGACCACCTAAATCAGTCCTTTCACATTTATATAGTGTAACGGAATCTATTAAATTGGCTTTTAAAAGCAATATTGAATATGATATTATAATTAAGGCACGATTTGATTTAGGTAGGATTAATAGGTTAACATCAGGACCAGGTAGAGGTAATCCATACCCAGTTCAATGTATAAATTTTCAAACTAATATAGATGAAGATAAAATTTATATGGCTAATTGGCAACATTTTCATATGGGTCCTGCTGATATGTGGTTTTATGGATCTTCTAATATTATGAAATCGTTTACTACATTATATGAATCATTAGAAAGTAATATGAAAGTAGATAGTGAATTTCATCATTTTTCTACTAGTATTGAAAATAATCCCAACGATTTATCTAATGCTATTGCATTTTATAAATGGTGGATGTTAGAAAATGGACTTTGGAATAAACGAATAAATTTAAATACATCATGGGAATAAATTTACCATTAGTACTTTACACACATACGGATATGGAAGATGTATGGCCAATGTTTTTTGGTCAGTTTCAAAAATATAATAGTAATTCCACTAAAATTTATGTAGCTGTAAATAAACAAACCCCTTCACTACCAGACAATTGTATCCCTATATTATATGATGATTCCATTCCATATACAGATAGATGGAAACAAATTTTACCTGAAATTAAAGAAGAAGTATTCATGTTTTTACATGAGGATATGATTTTATTTGATAAACCTAAATTTAATTATATTGAAAGATATTATAATTTAGTTAAAGATAAAAAAGTAGAATCTATAAAAATGATTTATGTGCCATCTAATTTAATTGGAGGGAGCTTAGGTTTTACAGGAGATATGGTTTCGGATATAGATAATACTCTTATTACTAATGAATTTTCTCAATTCTCAATTCAACCAACTATTATCTCTAAAACATCATTTAATTCTATACTTGATAGTGTAGGGTCTTTAAATATTTGGGATTTTGAAATGGCAGTTAAAAATAATTTTGAATCCTATATGGTAAAATTAGGGGGTGAAGTTAAAAGGGGATTATTCCATTGTGATAGTATTATTTTTCCTTATATTGCTACTGCCATAAGTAAAGGAAAATGGAATACTAGTGAATATAAAAAAGAATTAAGTATTTTCTTTAAAGAATATAATATAAACCCTAATATAAGAGGAGAAGTATGATTAAGTTAGTTATTTTTGATTTAGATGGGGTTTTAGTTGAGGCTAAAAATATTCATTTTGATGCTCTTAATATGGCATTAGGAAAAGAATATGCTATTAGCTGGAATGATCACTTATCTATTTATGATGGTTTAAAAACTAATCAAAAGTTAAAAATATTAACAGAACGTAAAGAACTACCAGCTAATTCTTATAAGGAAATTTGGGAAAAAAAACAAAAATTAACTTTATCTAAATTATCATCTTTAAAACCTAGTAAAACATTGCAATTAATTATGAATGCTTTAGTTGAAGATGGTTATAAAATTGCAGTATGTTCTAATTCAATTAGAAAAACAGTTTTAACAGTATTATCTAAATTGGGTATAATGGAATACATGGATTTAGTTATATCAAATGAAGATGTAAAAAATTCAAAACCACACCCAGAAATGTATTGGAAGGCAATATCAATGATGAGTTGTTTACCTGAAGAGACTTTAATTATAGAAGATTCTCCTTATGGATTACTTGCCGCCTCAAGGAGTAAGTCGTATATTTTAAGGGTAAAAAATCCAAACGAAGTAACTTATACTAATATATTTAAAAAATTAAATGAAATAAATATGGGAGAAAAACAAACATCCCCTGCTTGGAGAGATGAAACATTAAATGTTTTAATCCCAATGGCGGGAGCAGGTAGTAGATTTGAAAAAGCTGGTTATACTTTTCCAAAACCTCTAATTGAGGTAAAGAAAAAACCAATGATACAAGTAGTAGTAGAAAATTTAAATATAAAAGCTAATTTTATATATGTTGTACAAAAATCACATAGAGAAAAATATAATTTAGATGCTTTATTATCTTTAATTACTCCTGGATGTAAAATAGTAGAAACTGAAGGAATGACTGAAGGTGCTGCTTGTACAGCACTCCTAGCTAAAGATTATATTAATTCAGATGCTCCTTTATTCTTTGCTAATTCAGACCAATTTGTTGAATGGGATTCAAATGAATTTTTATATAAAATGAATGAAACTGATGCTGATGGTGGTATTGTTTCATTTACTGCTACTCACCCTAAATGGTCTTTTGCTAAAGTAGATGAACAAGGGTTAGTAACAGAAGTAGCAGAAAAAAAACCAATTTCTGATATTGCTACAGTGGGATATTATTATTGGAAACATGGGTCTGATTTTGTAAAGTATTCAGAACAAATGATTGAAAAGGATATTAGAGTAAATGGTGAATTTTATGTTTGCCCTGTTTTTAATGAGGCTATCCTTGATAATAAACAAATTAGAACTTTTAATGTTAATGGAATGTGGGGTCTAGGGACACCTGAGGATTTAAACTATTTTTTAGAAAATTATGAATAACAATACTTACGCTCAAATGCAAAAAACCCAATATAGTAGTGGGACTAGTAATCATGAAGAACATAATAATAATCCTGATTATTGGGATGTACTCCTCTCAGATTTAAAAAATAAGGATTTATGGGAAGGAAAAAAAGCCTTAGACTTTGGTTGTGGTAAGGGTAGAAATGTTATAAATATGTTTAATTTGTGTAGCTGGGCTGGGGTAGATGGTATAGATATATCTGGGGGTAATATTGATTATTGTAATAAAACATATATAGGATACTCTACTAAATGGTATTGCAATAATGGAACAGATGTATCGGATTTAAAATCTAATGAATATGACTTTATTATGTCTACCATTACATTACAACACATCCCAGTATATAGTATTAGAAAATCTTTAATTACAGATTTATTAAGAACACTAAAATCAGGAGGATTATTTTCTTTTCAAGTCCCATATGGTGAAGGATTAAAGCCCGGAAAGCTTGCTTCTATAAATAATAAAATAAGTAGTTACTATGAAAACTCTTATGATGCGGTTGGTACAAACTCTGCACATGATTTTAGAGTAAATAATGAACAAGATATTATTAATGATTTAAAAGAAATAGGTTTTACAAATGTAGAAACTATTATAAAACCTTCTTATAGTGACTATAATCATGAAGAATGGATTTATGTAAAAGCTTATAAATAATAATGATTTTAATATCACATAGAGGAAATATTAATGGGCCTAATCCTAAATTGGAAAACAATCCTACTTACATTGATAGGGCTTTATCCCAAGGATTTAATGTAGAAATTGATTTATGGGTTTACAAAAAAGAATTTTTTTTAGGTCATGATAAACCAACATATTTAGTTGAACTTCAATGGTTAGTAGATAGGGGATTATCTTTATGGATTCATTGTAAATCTTTAGACACTATAGAATTTATAAAAGAATTAGAATATAAAAATGGTTTAAGAGGTTTAAATTATTTTTGGCACCAAGAAGATGATGTTACTTTAACCTCTAAAGGGGTAATATGGGCATATCCTGGTAAACAACCCATAAAATATAGTGTCGCAGTAGACCCTGAAAGGTACAATGATAATACGTCTTCAGCATACGCAGTATGTTCTGATTACATTAAAAATTATAAATAAATGAAAAAAATAGTTTATATAACTGGTTGTTTTGGGTTTATAGGTAGCTATGTGACTCGAGAATGTTTAAAAAAAGGATGGTATGTTATGGGTGTAGACAAAATGACTTATGCTTATTTTCCTGATGCCTATGATGAATTTATAAAGCACCCAAATTTTAAATTTCAAAAGAAAGATATTAATGATTTAGAATTTTTACATGAATGTGATTATGTAATTAACACAGCAGCTGAAACTCATGTAGGAAATTCTATAGTTAAAAGTGAAGATTTTTTACATTCTAATGTAAATGGTGTACATAACTTACTTGAATTAATTAGGAATTATAGAGCAGAAAGTAGTAAAAAACCTATTTTATTACATTTTTCAACAGATGAAGTATATGGAGATATTACAGATGGAGAGCATATAGAAACAGATATACTTAAACCTTCTAACCCCTACTCAGCTACAAAAGCTGCAGCTGACCAATTAATTACAGCCTGGAATCGTACTTATAGTTTACCTTATATTATTATAAGACCAACTAATAACTATGGAGTAGGGCAATATGTAGAAAAATTAATCCCTAAATCCATTAAATATTTAAGTCTGGGTAAAGAAATCCCTTTACATAATAATGGTACCCCAGTAAGAAATTGGTTGCATGCTCAAGATACTGCTAATGCTATAATTACTATCATTGAATCAGGGGTTAAAAATGAAATATATAATATATGTGGTGGTTTTGAACAAACCAATTTGGATACCGTTAATAAAATTATTACATTATACCATGGTGAAGATGAATCATTAAAAACAACTTTTCCTTATTATAATGAGAATAAGAACCAATTTTTAAACTTATCTTACTCTAGACAGGGTCAAGATGTTAGATATGCACTTAATGATGATAAACTTAGATTATTAGGTTGGGAGCCTAAAAAAATATTTAATAAGGAATTGCCTGCTATAGTAGGTTATTATAAAAATAATTTTATTTGGTAATGAATAAATTAAAAAAACGTATATTAGAAATTGCTTATAAGCATAAACTATCACATTTAGGTTCATATCTATCAGCTTTAGATATAATAGATGAGATTTATAATACTAAAGACTCCGATGATATTTTTATATTATCATCGGGACATGCTGCTTTAGCTTTATATGTAGTATTAGAAAAATATGAGGGTAAAGATGCTGAACATCTATTCTTAAAATATGGAGGTCATCCCCATTTAGCGGAAGAAGATGGTATCTATTGTTCAACAGGTAGTTTAGGAACAGGTATTACTATTGGAGTTGGAAGAGCGTTAGCTAATAAAAACAGGAAAGTGTACGTTTTAATTAGTGATGGTGAATGTGCCGAAGGAAGTATTTGGGAATCGTTACGTTTTATCAAAGAACATAATATAGATAATATAGAAGTATATGTTAATATAAATGGTTATGCCGCTTATGATAAAGTAGATACTAAGTACTTATCAGATAGATTAAAGGTATTTTTACCTAAAATAAAATTAAAATATACATCAGTAAACCAAACTTCATTTTTAAAAGGAATTAATGCTCATTATCATGTTATGAGTGAGGAAGATTATAAATCATTATGAGAAAACAATTTGCAAAATACTTACATGATGAAATGTCTAATAACGAAGACATCATATTAATGACTGGGGACTTAGGTTATGGTTTATGGGATCAAATTAAAATCGACTATCCAGATAGGTTTATTAATTTTTTATCATCTGAACAATTAATGTTAGGAGCAGCTACAGGCATGGCGTTAGAAGGAAAAATTCCTATTGTTTATTCAATCACCCCCTTTGTACTATATAGACCTTTTGAATGGATTAGAAATTACTTAGATCATGAACAAATTCCTGTTAAATTAGTAGGTGGCGGGAGAGATAAAGATTATGGTTATTTAGGTTTTTCACATTGGGGAGAAGAAGATATTGATATTTTATCTGTATTTAAAAACATTCAATTAATGAAACCTGAAGAATTAGATTTGCATACATTTAAGACATTTATTCATAGTACAA